CGCCGGCTACCAGCGCACCGAGTTCCGCTCCGCGATGGGCAGCCCGGACAGCCTCGGCTCGCTCGTGAGCGCCCTGAACCAGTGGCGCGGCATCATCATGAAGGCCACCTCTGGTGAGAAGGAGAAGCGGCTCCTCAGCAACTTGGACTCGTGGGGCAAGAGCCTTATCCGCTGGCAGAAAGAGCTCAACTCCGTCACCAAGAGCCTGGAGAAAGCGAAGGACAAGCTCAACAACCTGAAGGATTCGGCCGCGCAGCTGTCGTCGTCGGTGAAGGGCGGCATCCTCTCCAGCGCCAACATCACCCGCGGCGCTTCCGGCGACAAGCCGACCACTGTTGCCTCCATCATGGGCAGCCTCACCGCGTCCCGCGACAAGGCGCTGGCGTTCTCGCAGGCCCTCGGTGACCTGCAGAAGAAGGGCCTGTCATCGGCGCTGCTCCAGCAGATCGCCGAGGCCGGCATCGAGGGCGGGGGGCTGGAGACGGCGGGCGCGCTGTTGCGGGCGTCGTCGTCGGAGATTGCTTCACTCAATGATCTTCAGTCGCAGATCACGAAGGCGGCGTCGAAGGCGGGTGCGACGACGGCGGATGCGGTGTATGGGGCGGCGATCCGGGCGCAGGAGAAGCTCATCACGAGCCTGGAGAAGCAGCAGCGAAAGCTAGAGAAGGCCATGGACGAGCTGGCGAAGACGATGGAGAAGGCCATCAGCCAGGCGATCGGTGGCAAGGCCGCGGGCGGGATCATCGGCGCCGCTGCGGGTGGCGGGCCTCGTGGCGGTCTGACGTGGGTGGGTGAGCAGGGCCCGGAGCTGGTCCGGCTGCCGTTCGGGTCGACGGTGTATCCGGCTGGCCAGTCGAAGCAGATGGCGTGGGAGTCGATGCTCAACGAGCCACGTCGCCCCGCGACTGGCAGGCGCGCGGCTGTGCAGGCGCCGGGCGTGCAGGCGCCGATCGTGATCCAGCTGAAGCTCGGCAGCCGGGAGTTCGGCGAATTGTGGGTCGATACGGGCCGCCGGCAGGTGCGGGCTCACGGATCGATCGAGGCCACTTTCAAGACGACCAGATAGGAGACTTCGTTGCCTTTCACTGTGTGGAATGGTCCGGCGCCGACGACAGCCGCGCAGGCGAGCGTGACGACGGGCACGGCCATCAGGACGATGCTGCAGCTGGCCACGCCCAGCACTACGCAGATACAGATCCTGGAGTGGGGCTTCAGCCTCGATGACCCGCCGGGCGCGGACGGTGTCGTGGAGCTGCTCCAAACCGATGTGGCGGCCACGGTGACCGCGCACGTCGCGGCGACCGGGGTGGTCAACCTGGACCCGAACGGTCCGACGACGCTCCTCACAGTGGGAACGTCAGCGACCGGGTACACGGCGACCGCTGAAGGCTCGATCACTGCGACGCGGGTGTTCGACACGGTGTCCCTCAGCTCGGTGTCGGGTGAGTCGGGCCTTTCGTATGTGCGGACGTTCATGCCTGACGACAGGCCGATCGTCGCGGTCTCTAAGTTCCTCCGGGTCAGGGCTACCACGCCCACGACGGCCTCTGACATGCGCTGCTTCGTCACGTTTCAGCAGGTGGGCTGACCGATGCCCGCTGTTGCTCCGCTCGTCGCCGGGTTCAGGCGCCGTCTCGCTAACCTCCCGGGCCCTGCGCGCTCGTCCGGGGAGGCGTCGAACGGCGAGCCCGTGGTGGTGGAGCTGTGGGTCAACGGCGAGTGGATCGACATCACCTCCTACACGATGGTCCGCGACAACAGCGGCCAGGTCCGTCTCACGAAGGGCATCCGTGATGAAGGCGGGCAGACAGACCATGCCACCTCTGGGGCTCAGCTACGGAACACCGACGGCCGCTTCAGCCCCCGGAACCCGGTCGGCTCGTATTTCGGGCTGATCGGCCGTAATCAGCCGATCCGCTTCTCTGTGCCGGACGGCAACGGCGGCAAGTGCTACAGGCTGTGGGCCGAGGTGTCCGACTGGGCCCAGGACTGGGAGGCCTCCGGCAACGACGTATGGACCGACGTAGCGGTGTCCGGCATCATCCACCGCCTCGCACAGGCCCCACCGCCGGAACGATCAGTGATCTACCGGGCGATCACCGACCCTCCACTGACCGGCCTGGTGGCGTACTGGCCATGCGAGGACCCCACGGGCGCCATGGTGCTGGCATCGGCCCTCACCAACGGCGGCGCCATGACCTGGACGGGCAACCCTGTCCTCGCCACCTACGACGGGTTCGGCGGCTCGGATCCGCTACCCACCCTCACCGGCGCTTCCCTCACGGGCGGCGTCACCAGATACGACACCACAAGCGTCACCCAGTACCAGATGCGCTATCTGCTGGCCGTGCCCGCCGCGGGTTTCACCGACCTGGACGTGATCTCCCGGGTCACCGTCGACCAAGGCGCCTACAGCCTGAAGCGCCTGGACGTCCACTACAACGACCCGCCCGGCGGAGTCGGTAGTTTCGGCGGCCGCGGGACCCTGTCGGTGCAGGCATACGACGGCGACGAGTCACCTCTCGCCGTCTCCGGCACCCAGTCGATCAGCCTGGACTGCCGCGGGCGGCGGCTGCGGGTCTCACTGGAGGTCGCCAACAACGGCACCGACCTGTCGATGACCCTGCGCGTCCTGGACGTCGACACCGGTATCACCGACTCCACAACCATCGGCCTCGTCTCCACGCAGGTCACCCGCGTCACCGAGGTGGGCATGGCGCCGGACACTTTGGCCGGGGACGCTGGCGTCATCGAGGCAGCCGTCGGCCATGTCCTGGTGCAGACCACCATCACCGACATCGAGGACATCGACGAGGCAATTCAGCCGTCTGGGGAGGCTGCGGGCCGCCGTATTCAACGCCTGTGCGGGGAGGAAGGCATCCCCTTCGAGTGGATCGGCGACCTCGACGACACGGCGTTGATGGGAGGTCAGGGCCGGCAGAACCCTCTCGCTGTGATGCGGGAGTGCGTGGAGGCGGACGGCGGGATGCTGTACGAGACCACGAACGTCCTTGGCCTCGGCTACCGGACGCGCGCATCGCTGTACAACCAGGATCCCGCCCTGGTGCTGGACTATGCGGGCTACCAGCTGGCGCAGGTCCCGGTGCCGGTGGAGGACGATCAGCGCATCGCGAACCGGGTCACGGTCACCGTGAACGGCGTGAGCGCGACGTACGAGGAGACCGAGGGAGCCCTGTCGACGGCGCTGCCTCCGGCCGGGGCGGGCGCGTACGGGCCGCCGGATGTTGCCCTGAACCTGGCTTCCAGCGACCCGGCGACACTGCTGGATCAGGCCGCGTGGCGGGTGCATCTCGGCACGGTAGATGAGGCGCGGCACCCGCAGATCAGCGTGAACCTGGCGCATCCCAGCTTCGTCGACAACCCGGCGTTGAAGCGGGCCGTGCTCGCGCTACGCCAGGGCGACCGCGTACAGGTGGAGAACCCGCCGTCGTGGCTACCGCCCGACACAATCGACCAGCTCATCCTCGGGATGGAAGAGTCGCTCACACATTTCGAGCACCGGTTGACGTTCGTCTGCGCGCCCGCATCCCCGTACACGGTCGGGGTTCTCGACTCCGACGGCACCCGGTTGGACACGGACGGCTCCGAGCTGGCGCAGGCAGTGAGCAGCGCGGCGACGACGCTGGATGTGTCGACGACGAGTGGCCCGATCTGGGTGTCCGACGCGGACGAGTTTCCGTTCGATGTCCGGGCGGGCGGCGAGGTCATGACGGTTTCGTCGATCAGTCCGCACCCGTCGGATACGTTCACTCGCTCTTCGGGGTCCGGCTGGGGCACGTCCTCGTCGGGGCATACGTGGACGGAGACGGGGGGCGCGGTCGGGGACCGGACAGTGACCGGCACTGCGGGAGTGATCGACCTGGGTGGGACGCCGACGACAATCCGGTTCAACACGCTCGCCGACGGTGTCGCGGACACGAGCGTGCTGGTGTCGATCAGTCCCGGTCAGGTGTCCACCGGAAACTCGCTGGCGCCGGGTGTGGTGATGCGCTGGACGGACTCGTCGAACTTCTACCGGGTCAGGCTGCTGTTCTGGATCGCCGCCGACGGGCAGACCGTGGGCCACAATACGCCGCGCGGCAACACAAGAGCGGAAGCGCGTCGTGTAGAGCAAGAGAGTAATAGGCTGTGTAGACAGAGCAGCCGTGGCTGACAGCGAAAAACAGTAAGGTAG